AGAAGCATAGAAGACATCAATGATTAATAAATCATTAATGTTTATTGTCTTATATTAACTTTAAAGATAAAGGGGTAACCATGGAAAACGAAAGCACTGATGAATTGATGCAATTGATTGAAGAATCATGGTATTGGTCAACGATTAATGATATTGTCGATATTTTTGACAAATACGGGATGGATAACGTCCTTGCAGACGTTGGGAACATGAAGATTCAAAGAGAAGAAGCTAAAAGCAATAAATTAGAGGAAGACATCTAATGTTGTTGTCTTTCTTTGTTTTTGTCTTAACCATCATTAAACTGTCACTTAAGTGACACTGGAGTACTTATGAAAGTCATCATGGAATACACGTTGCCAGAGGAATCTTTCCTGCTCAAATGTGCCGAGGAAGCGGTGAGCAACAGAATGCTCCTAGAATCGATTAAAAGCACCCTAGGATCGCATGAAAACTATGGGGTAGGGGCTGAGATAGCCCTACAGGAAATAAAGGCTCAGATGAGGGGTTTTAAATGAATGTTTCCACCAGCGACATGATGCAACAATGTGTCGCAAAACCTTAGGAAAAACGACATGAGCATAGAAGCAATGAAACAGGCGCTGGAATACGTTCAGGAATTTAAGTCATTGTGGTGGAAAGTTCCTACGTTTGCCAACCGCGTAAACAAAGCAACGCGAGAAGCAATTTCGTTTGCACACAACCCTATATTTCAACTTGAAGACGTTCTACGCCAAGCCATCGCAGAGGCAGAGAAGCGTCATTATTGTCCTGAATGGGACTTTCTTGAAATCACAAAGGATGATCCTGAGTTTGAGGCATGTCTTTGCTTTTCTCAAAAGCCAGATGCTTGGGTTGCTGATGTAGGCGAACCACCGACTGAGGAAGAGAAGCAAGAGCACATCACAGATGGGTCTACTTGCTGGTGTGGGCCTGAAACTAACTATACAGACCCTGAAACAGGGGCTTCTGTGATCGTGCATAGGGAGCCGCAATGAGGCAAGAAGCAATTGAACTGATTGTGGCACTCAAGGGGCACACTCTGCCTAAAGGGGCTGAAAACGCTTATAACAGGTTTTGTAAAGCCATAGCAGAAGAAGAGAAGCAGGACGTTGAGCAAAGCTCAACTGAATCGAAAGAAACTTTCGATCAGCCGGTGGCGTGGATGTGGCGTTGCAAGCCTTATTGTGATTGGCCGAACTGGTCTGTTTCTTTGAAACGTCCAGCAGACTCTGGTCGTGACGGCCACCAGCGAACAGAAGGCTACGAGGACATTCCCCTCTACACCACCCCATTGAATCCATTGGATTCAATTAAGTCCAGCAATACGCTGGACGCACAACCACAGCGTGAATGGGTTGGGCTGACGGATGAGGATGAAATTGATTGGGATGGCGGCGACTTAAAGTCCCTTGTCAAAGCCATAGAAGCCAAATTAAGGAGTAAAAACCAGTGATCCACGATACCACCTCAGAATTCGTCAGGCACATCGCCTGTGAACACTGCGGATCCTCTGATGCTAATGCTCTCTACTCAGATGGGCACACCTACTGCTTTTCCTGTGGGGTGATAGAATCCTTAGAAGAAGCAGTTGCTAGTTATCAATCTAAACCGAAGCCAGAAATGAAAACTGAAGGCGAAGTTAAACCGATCCCCGATAGAGGGATCACCAGGGACACCTGCGAGCATTACAAAGTCACTCAGACAGGTCAGAAGCATATTTATCCGTATGCTGATGAGACTGGTGCTTATGTGGCCTCCAAGGTGCGTACAGTGGCTAATAAGACCTTCTCGGTGGAGGGACATTGGGGTAAATCTACCCTATTCGGTCAATCCCTGTTCCACAAGGGTGGCAAGTACGTCACGCTGGTGGAGGGTGAACTGGACGCACTAGCGGCCTTCCAGATGCTGGGTAGCAAGTGGCCTGTGGTGTCTATCAAGAATGGTGCTCAGAGTGCCTTGAAGGACTGTAAAGCTAACTTTGAGTGGTTGGACTCCTTTGACAGCGTGGTGATCTGCTTTGATTCTGATGAACCTGGGAAGAAAGCAGCAGAGGAGGTTGCTGAACTGTTCGGTGTTAAGGCCAAGATTGTTAAACATATTCAAGATTGTAAGGATGCCTGTGATTATCTTAAATCTGGTGAAACGAAGTCTTTTGTCGATTCTTGGTGGAAGGCTGAGACGTATGTCCCTGACGGAATTGTTGCTGCCTCGTCACTCTGGGATGAAGTAAGCAAACCAGAGCAACCTGCGGAGGCTCTGTACCCCTTCAAGGGGCTGAACTCTCTGCTGTATGGGTTCCGACCTGCTGAACTCGTTACAGTCACCGCAGGCTCTGGGTTGGGTAAAAGTCAATTCTTGCGAGAGATCCTCTACCATATTCTGAACACCACGAAGTGGAACATCGGCGGTATGTTTTTGGAGGAATCTGTGAGGAAGACTGCCAGGAGCATTATGAGCTTGAGAGCTAACAAGCTCCTGCACCTGCCCGACACCAAAGTATCAACAGAGGAGTTACATGATGCTTTCCAGCATACTCTTGGGACTGATCGTATTTATCTTTTTGACCATTTCGGTAGCACTTCTGCTGACAACATTATTAATCGCATCCGGTACATGGCAAAGGCTTGTGATTGTCGGATTGTATTTCTCGATCATTTATCTATCATCATTTCTGGTCAAGATAACGGAGACGAGCGCAAGGCCATTGATGTAATGATGACTCGCCTGCGTACACTTGTGCAGGAACTTAATATTACTTTGATTGTTGTGTCGCACCTGAAGCGTCCTAACGGCAACCAAGGCCATGAGGATGGGCAGGCAGTGTCTTTGAGTCAACTGCGAGGCTCGGGAGCTATTGCACAGCTCTCAGACGCTGTGATTACCCTGGAGCGTAACTCCATGAGTGCAGACGCTACTGAGAGGCATACCACCAAGGTAGCAGTGGCGAAGAACCGCTACAGTGGTCTCACTGGGCCTGCCTGTGATCTGCGTTATGATGTGGATACTGGTAGAATGTTTGAAGTTAAACTGGAGGATCTATGACACAGGAAAAAGCAGTTAATCCTTTTATCCTTGCGGAGGAGGAATATGCACGTAAATGGGACACTATCTTCGGTAAGAAGGATGTAGAAAAGATCGTAGAGGATGCTCAGAAGTATCTTGCTAACGAAGCATTGAATAAGAAGGCAGAAAATGCTAAGGAATTAGGATTGAACTATGATTGAACACATAATCGTAGGAGCTACAGGTGTGGGTTACGCTATCGTAGGCACTCTCCAGTGGCTCAAAGGGGATCTACCTAATGGTATGATCTGGGTTGGTTACGCTTTTGCCCAAGTGGGGCTATGGATGAACTTAAAATGATGGACATTGACACATTAGTTGGAAGGTTAATCGACCTGGAAGGCAAGTATTATGAGTTACAATCCAAGTATCAGACGCTGATCCACCAGTACGAGGAACTGAAAGCAAGCCATGAAAATAGCGTTGGACATCGAGACGAACCTGTTACACAGTACGATCCATTTACTCGTCACAAAACACCTTGAAACCGGAGAAGTTAAAGTATGGAAAAATCCAAATGGCCTAAACGACTATCTAAGCAAGGCTACACTCCTGATAGCTCACAATGGGATCGGATTCGACTTCTTTCACTTGAACAGGTTATGGAATACGAAGATCGGATTGAAGAAGACATACGACACATTAGTAGCAAGCAGGCTCTTAGAGCCAACGAGAGAGAACGGACACAGCTTGGAAAGCTACGGAAAGCAGAGCGGTACTCAAAAGATTGACTACCCTGCTGTGTGGTCTTGGATGATGAACAGACGAGAGGAGTATCCTGGTGAATGTTTTGATAAACCCATTGATGGGCTGCTTGAGCACTACTGCATCCGAGATGTTGACGTTTTGGAAAAAACGTATGAGTTTCTGACACTTTCGCTGGAGAAAAAGGGATTCTCTTCTGAGTCGCTGGAACTAGAGCACCAAGTGGCAGCAATCATTGCTCAACAAGAGCGTAACGGATTTAAACTGGACACAATCCATGCAACCTGTTTACTTACTGACCTCAAGACAAAACTGGCTGGAATATATGAGCAAATGCAGGAGAGATGGCCTCCAGTCACCTTTGAGCGAGTCTCAGAAAAGACAGGAAAGCGACTCAAGGACGAGATCATTACCTTCAATCCTGGATCACGAAAGCAAATCGGAGAAAAGCTGATTGAGCTTGGATGGAAGCCTAAGAAGTTGACCCCAACAGGACAACCTTTGGTAGATGAGGACACTTTAAGGGGAGTTTTGTTCCCCGAAGGGCAAATAATTGCAGACTATTTTCTCTTGCAGAAGAGGATTGCTCAGATAGAATCTTGGTTAGAAGCTATGGGACCAGACGGACGAGTACACGGCAAGGTTATCACCAACGGGGCTGTGACAGGACGTATGACTCACTCTAAGCCTAACATGGCTCAGATCCCTAACGCTGGTAGCTTGTATGGCCCTGAATGTAGACAATGTTGGACGGTAGAAAATGGTAATGTATTGGTTGGTTGTGACGCTAGCGGCCTTGAGTTACGTATGCTTGCTCATTATATGAAGGATGAAGATTATGTACGAACTGTCACTGAAGGATCATCTAAAGATGGAACAGATGTTCACACAGTTAACCAACGAGCAGCGGGACTTGCTACACGGGACCTTGCTAAAACTTTTATCTATGCGTTCCTCTATGGCGCAGGAGATTCAAAGATTGGCTCTATCGTTGGAGGCAGTGCAAGAGATGGAGCTGCTCTCAAGGACAAGTTCCTCAAGCAAACCCCGGCTCTTGGACAACTACTTTCCAGGGTTGCAGGATTCTCTGCCAAAGGTTACGTACCTGGACTAGATGGACGTAGGATCTGGGTACGATCTGAACACGCAGCTCTTAACAGTCTCCTACAAGGTGCAGGGGCTATTGTGATGAAGAAGGCACTGGTGATTTTTAATGATAAAATAAAGCTCAACAAGTGGCCTGTGAAGATGGTCGCTAATGTTCACGATGAATGGCAGTTTGAGGTTCCTGCTCAGTTGGCTGAAGTGACTGGAGAGGCTGCAAAGCAATCCATCATTGAGGCTGGTCTGTTTTATAAACTACGTTGTCCTTTGGACGGAGAATACAAATATGGAGCCAACTGGCGAGCTACCCACTGATTACGATGCTAGAATCGTGATTGACATTAAGGGTGAGAGTTTCATGGTGTCGCATACACGCAACATTGAAATGGATCAAATTTACATGATTCTATTAACTGCGATAGAATACATAGAAGAGCACGAGTTCCAACTTAACCAAGTTAGGACTCTTAACTGACAGTCTGGAAAGACAGACGTTTTATTAACTTTCAAAGGAATTGAAAAATGAGTGATCTTAAACCCGTTAAAATCTCTGGAGAGCTGTTCTGGTCTAAATGGATGGCTGAGTTCAATAAAGCTTTTAACGCTGACAACGACCGCTATGAATGCGTGATCGGTAACATCCCTGACGATGATGTGGCTAAGCTTGCTGGCCTTGGTATCCGTGTGAAACACAAGGACTCCCAAGGTAACTACATTGTTATCAAGAGCAAGTTCTTGTTCAAGCCCTTGGACAAAGAGGGCAATCCCGTGGCAGTTGATGCTATCGGTAATGGTTCCAAGTGCGAAGCTCTCGTGAGTGCATACAAGCACAAGATGAGTGCTAAATTCGGTATGTCACCCAGCATCGTGGGAAACTCTGAGAAAACCTTCTTGACTGTGACTGAGGTTCGTACCTATGTCCCAGACGCTAAAGAAGACGATGATCTCATCTGAGCTTCCCAAGCTAGCTCTTATTGACGCAGACGTTATCGTTTATCGGGTAGCGTTTGCGTCAGAAGAGGAGACAGAGGAAATCTGTTTTGCAAGAGCTAAAGAACTCATCTTTGAAATAGTTTATACGGAACTAAACTGCGATGACTATAAAGCCTATCTCACCGGCAAAGGGAATTTTCGACAAATGGTGGCGACAACAGCCCCATACAAAGGAAACCGAAAAGACTTCCAAAAGCCAAAGCACTACGATGGACTCAGAGACTACCTCCAGCGACTCGGAGCAGAACTCGTCGAAGGACAAGAAGCCGATGATGCCATCGCCATCGAAGCCACGAAAGAGCAAGACAAATGCTGGATAGTCTCGATTGATAAAGATTTCGATCAGGTCAAAGGCTGGCACTATAACTTCGTTAAGAAGGAAAAGTACTATGTCACGGAAGAGGAAGGAATCCGTAGTTTCTACACTCAGATTCTGACCGGAGATCGAACAGACAATATCATCGGCATCAAAGGCATTGGCCCTGTCAAGGCTGAGAAGATCTTACAAGACTGTAAAACAGAAAGGGAACATTATGATGCTTGTGTTAAAGCGTATGATGGTAATATTGAGCGAGTTACCGAAAACGGTGTACTGTTATGGTTAAGACGCCATCCAGACCAGTTGTGGCTTCCTCCTTTACCCTCGCAGGATTCGACTGGACAGTCAGGCACGTTGAGGGACTTAGCGATTACGGAATCTGTGACCCCAGTAGTCAAGAAATCAGAATCAAAGCAGGAATGAATGAGCAAATGACTCAGCAGACCTTCTGTCACGAGTTAGTTCATGCAATTCTGTTTACGATGGGTAAGACCAACCATGATGAGGAATACACTGATGCTTTTGGGTCTTTGTTGCATCAGTATGAGAGGACTAAGGCATGAAGACTTCTAGTGCCAAAGCTAAAGGACGGAACCTACAGAAGTGGGCAGCAGCAAGGCTTCTAGAACACGCTCCAGAGCTTGAATTAGACGATATTAAGTCTACCTCTATGGGTGCTGGTGGGGAGGACGTAATGCTCTCTCCTGCGGCTCGTAAGATATATCCTTGGCAACTTGAGTGCAAGAGTTATGCTCGTATCGCCGTGTATGACTTTTACAACCAAGCCTGCTCACACGGAACTTATGAGCCTGTGGTATTCATTAAACAGAATCAGTGTAAGCCTCTTGTGGTCGTTGATGCTGATTATTTTGTAAGGAACTTCAGAAATGCAAGTACACCTAATACGTGAAAATGAAGACGGTTCAGCAGACTTTTCTTTTGACTTAACAAGCGAAGAAAGACAAAGTTTATTGTTGTACGGTATTATGCAGGCTTTAAAAGCCGCAGTTGAGGAAGGAATAAAATATGACCCAGGTGAACTTAGTGTGGGTGACACCACAAGCGGAGGAGAAGATAGCGTACATGGCGAGGGTAAGCAATCCAGCGAACCAGAACAACCCTCAGACGGCTTCAAAACTTCTCAAGTACTTGGTTAAGAACAAGCACTGGAGTCCATTTGAGATGGTCAATGTCTGCATGGAGATTGAAACCACCAGAGACATTGCTCGTCAAATCCTGAGACACCGGAGCTTCAGCTTCCAAGAGTTCAGCCAGCGTTATGCTACGGCAGAGGCTTTTGAGACTCGTGAGTGCCGTAAGCAGGACATGGTTAATCGCCAGAACAGTCTAGCCCTAGACATCTATGGCAACGAGAATGATCGTTACCTAGCCACTTGGTGGGACGGAGTGCAGCAGAGACTGACCAAGGAGGCTGAGTTTCTGTACGAGGCTGCTCTCAATAAAGGGATCGCTAAAGAGGTCGCACGAGCACTTCTGCCAGAAGGTCTTACAGGCTCTAAACTGTACATGAATGGAACCCTGCGTAGCTGGATTCATTATATTGACATTCGTTGCGATAAGGCAACACAGAAGGAGCATCGTGATGTAGCGGAACAATGTCGAGATATAATCTTTGAACATTTCCCTTCGCTTGAGGAGGTACTTAATGGAACTTGAAGACTATTTTCATCAGATTCAACAGGAGAAAAGCATGATTAAAAAAGACACCGTTGTTAGTTTTAGCATCGACCAAGATAATTCTGATCTGGAAGACTTTGCAGATAAGTATGTACAAATGCGTAATGCGTACTCCGGTCCTACTTGGATTGAGGTACTTGAGGACGTAATCAAGACGCTTGAATCTCATTATGGTTATGACATTAAAAGCAGAGTCTTTTATGCTGTTCCTTTTCCTATCTTTGACCACAATGTTTCCCCAGCCCCTGGGCGAGAATTAGATAGAAATATCTTTCTTGAACTGCTTGAACAGAATCCAGAGATTAACAATGGTGGTGTTCACAAGCCAACTGTCTATTCTCTTGAGGTTGAATCCGAAGAATGAGAATCCTTGTTATACCGGATTGTCAAGTCAAGCAAGGCGTTCCTCTGGAGCATCTTACTTGGGCTGGTCAGGCTATTACGGATTACCGGCCTGACGTTGTTGTTAACATCGGGGACTTTGCTGATATGCCTAGTCTGTCTTCCCACGATATTAAAGGCTCCAAGTACTTTGAAGGGCTTAGGTACAAGTCTGATATCGACGTTGCGAAGCAAGCTATGAAGATGCTGCTGAAGCCTCTCAAAGACCTCCAGGCTCGTCAGAAGAAGAACAAAGAGAAGGTATACAAGCCTCGGATGATTCTGACACTAGGTAACCACGAGAATCGCATTGATCGAGCTGTAAACAACAATCCCACCCTTGAAGGGTTGATCTCAACTAAGGACTTAGGCTATGAATCTGACTGGGAAGTTTATGGGTTCTTACATCCTGTTTTCATTAATGGTGTTGGTTTTAACCATTACTGGCCTGTCGGTGCTATGGGCAGACCTGCATCGTCTCCTGCTGCTATTATCAGCAAGCTACATATGTCGTGTATTGCTGGACACCAACAAGGCAAACAAGTCGCCTATGGTAAACGAGCTGATGGACGACCTATCACAGCTATTGTGGTTGGTAGTTATTATCTGCATGATGAGAGTTACATGGATCAGCTTAGTAACCGTCATTGGCGAGGTCTTCTCGTGATGAACGAGGTTGAAGACGGACACTTTGATGAAATGTTTTTGAGTATTGAATACTTGGAGAAGAAATATGGACGAATGGACACCAATGCCGGGAACGATACACGTAACAACTCGTGATGGAATTGAAGACTATATGAGATCACTAAATTTACCTGAGAAAGTGCCCCAAAAAGGTGCTAATGGTAAACAAATAGCAGGGAGTCACTATAGTGACAAAGAAATCCAGCCTTGGGACTTCATTTATGCAAATAACCTTGGCTATTTTGAGGGAAACTGTGTAAAATATGTGTCCCGTTGGAGAGACAAGGGCGGTATAGATGACCTCAAGAAAGCCATCCACTATCTTGAGAAGCTGATTGAATTAGAACAAGGAAAATAATGACCCCATACCAAACTTATATTGCAAAAAGCCGTTATAGCCGGTTTCTGGACGATAAAGGACGACGCGAACACTGGGAGGAGACAGTTACTCGATACTTTAACTTCATGGAAAAGCACCTCAAGGATAAGCATCAATATACGCTCAATCCTGCCCTTCGTCACGAGCTGGAACAGGCTGTGACTAACCTGGAAGTTATGCCTTCGATGCGGTCAATTATGACTGCTGGCGAGGCTCTGGAGCGCCAGAACATCGCTGGTTATAACTGCTCATATTTGCCCATTGATGATCCTAAAGCCTTTGACGAGGCTATGTACATCCTTCTGTGCGGTACTGGTGTTGGCTTTAGTGTGGAGCAGAAGTATGTCAATAAACTTCCTGAGATTCCTTCTCAGTTGTTTGATTCTAGCACTCTGGTTGTTGTTAAAGACTCCAAAGAAGGATGGGC